GGTTAGTAACCATACATATTATTTGCCTGTTCCGACGGCAGTATCCGAAGGAGTGCGGTAACCATTTAGCGGTCCCTGACCCAGCAGTCTCTGGCAAAAATTGGGAACTTTTTGGGAGGGTAATATTCATCCGGTCATTTTATTCGCGTTCCACATTTGTGGGACATTCATCATTCAGGTATGAGAGTGTGCATATGTCACATTAGACAGCGCTTTCATGCCAATATTCCCTATCTAGATACTGGTGTTGTATCTATAGTCATTTTGGCGGAGCGGATGTGATTCGTCCGTTCAGCCTGGGGTGCATGAATCGAAGGTAGCTGGTGGCAATATACGTAAGACCACCATGCCGCGGCCTGTAGTGGGCTGGTCATCTTTAGTTAATCGATACTTTTATCTTAACTTCCGGTATGGGCCACATATCGTTCATCATTCATATGGTTTCCCGATATATTAGTTCTGAAACACAATCGAGCACACGACTTATCAGCATCTTTAGGCGAGTTCTAAAGGGTTACACTGGTAGGAGCCGTTAACAATGGTCGTGCGTTTAGTAAGGCTAACGGTAGGGCATGCACTCTAAATTTATTTAGGTGTGATGTTTCTCACACCAACATTCTTTTATAGCCGCCGGGCTTAAAACGTTATAACGCCAAGATACACTTATACGCATACATACGATACAAATCAATTGCACAACATGTCAACAGTCGCAGTTTCTCGTGTCCAACGTATTGTATCGAAGTATTACGAAGGCTCTGTCTTGCGCAAGAGCAAGAAGTGCCAACGCAGCTTTGAACTCTTTAACAAGAGGGAAAAGCGTGAGTGGAGAGAGAAGTTGCAACAGCAACTGGCTCGTTACAGGACGAACAATGGTTCCCGCGTGGTATACAGAGCATTTGACTCCAAGCCTAGAGGTAAGAATCAGTGGAAAATAAAGCGCAATTCTTCACAGGAGGAGGCCCTTCTTGATTTGCTCAATTGTGATGATACAGTCGAGCTACAGGGAGGTACTGACACCGCCGTGAAGGTTGCTATTGCTGCAGCTGGTGTTGCTGCTACAGCGTGTGCTTTAACAGCACGCCGGGCAATAAAGAGAGCAGAACATGAGGTTGGTACATTAGCCTCGCAGTTTAGAGCTCAGTTTCAGCAGTTTGTGGATTCATTGAAGAAGGTCGGAAAGTGGCTATTCAAATTTCTTGTGGCAGCTGTTGGTGCATGGTTTTTGCATCAATATGTGGCTGCTCCTGTGATTTGTGCCATTGTTCAGACTATGGTTCGCTCAAATGTTCCAGAGGCAGCCAATGTTATGGGCGTACAGAAACAGAGTTTTGGTGAGGTTTCGAGTTTGGCAGCATTATTGTGTTGCCTCATAGTTCCTAGTATGTCTGGATTTGCGGCAAAGGTTGCCGGCAATTTCATGCGTACTGTGGCTGTCTTTCCCAAGCTTTCAGACGGTTTGGCCACCTTCATGGATGCCCTTATTGACTATGTGGAAAAATTTGTCAACTGGATCATGAAGAGAGAGGGTGACCAGAAGTGGACTTTTGGTCGCAAGAAAGATGTAACCACGACATGGCGACAATCGGTGATCGACATTTGTCGAAAAGTTGATACTAATGCTCACGTTCCTATGGACTTGGTTCATGAGTTGAGGGACAAGGTCAAGGAAGGTTACGGTCTGATGCAATTTATGGCACACCGAGAGAGCAAAGATGAGATTGCAAGATGGATTGATAAACTCAATACACGTTTGGCACCCCATTTGGGCTCCCTATCTGCTGAGAATAACATGAGACCCATGCCTTACCTTGCCATTCTGGGAGGAGGCTCAGGCATTGGTAAAACGTCTGTTGTACAGGTGTTTGCCTCCATGATTTTGGCCTTATCTGGCGAGGTCCCAGCTGAACAGGTCTTGCAGAATCTGTGGCAGAAGGGACTCAGTGAGTATTGGAACGGTTATGTCGGCCAGAGAGCAATTATAAAAGACGATTGCTTTCAAGTGAGGGGAGTGGCAGGTGCTCAAGATTCCGAAGCCATGGAAATCATTCGTGGTATTGGTAATTGGGCATGTCCACTCAATTTTGCTGACTTGGCAATGAAGGGAAGAGTGTACTTGGATGTAGCACTCATGGTTGGAACCACCAATGCCATGAATATAAAGGCAGATTGGGAACCTTTCATCACCTGTCCTGAGGCATTGGTGAGGAGATTTCAGGGCTCATACTGGCTTGAACTAAACCCTGAGTATGCAACTCCTGAAGGTAAGTATGACTTTCACAAGATATCTTACATTTACGGCAAGAATCTGCGTGAGTTTGCTCAGAGACGTAAGGATGACTCAGCATGGAAGCCCACTGAAGACGATGTTCTTGACATATTTCCTTGGGATGCATGGACCGTGAGATATCACGGTTTTGACAATTCTAACCCTCAAAATGGGCCCATCTTGCCTGGTGGTATGAAGGAGGCAGTTAAGATTGCTGCTTCTACCATTAAGATGCGAAAGCTTGAACATGCTAAGACAGTGGACAACATCACCTCTCATGTTAAGTACGCATCTGAGGCATTCGCTGATTTGAATTTTGACAGTGCTGAAACAGTTGAGAAACAGGCAGGCTTGTCGAGCTTGGTTGAGAAGCTTCGCTCTGCCACATCCACCCTTTTTACAACAGAGAGTTTGGACGGGGATTCGCATGATCAAGATGAACAAGTTGGTCCGTCCTCAGCTGAGGTTAAGGGGAAGCTGGCGCTTGATACAGAGGGTGAACCGATACTGCTTGATTTTGAGCGAGCGCATGAGCATTGGGCTAATGCCGCTATTAGAACTATCAAGGAATGGTTCTTCACTGTCAGCCAGTGTGTGTATGGAATAACTGAGAAGTTTATGCCACATGTTGAGAAACGTGATGGAACCACTATCATCAATGCTGAAGCCTACGTTGTTGATGCTTGCGTGTGGACCATTGGTCTGGTTGCTATTTTCCAGGTTGTCAAGCTCACCGTGAAGATTTTGTGGTCTGGAGTCAGTGCCTTATTTAAGCTTTTTGGTGTGAACTTACAGAGTAACAACCCGCCTGCAAAGGTGAAGGGCATGGGAAAGTTTTATTTTCCACGTGTGAAGTTGCAGGGGCAGGTTACATCACAAGCTGGCATGCCGTCTGATGACAGGGTCCATGAACTTGTGTACAAGAATCTGTACATGGTTGGAGTGCGCAAGCAAGGAGTCTACACGCAAATTGGCAACATGCTCTGTTTGGGCTCCCAGATCTTCATTATGCCAGCTCATTTTGATGGGTACATTATGAAGAATTTGGGAGGGGATCCTGATGCTCGTGTGGAGATAAGGCATTGTACCAGTGAACTTAAGGTATCTTTGACAGCCGCCGACTTTAAATCATGTCATGTGGCTGAGTTTGAAGAAGGTGTGGACATGATGGGAATCAGGTTGCCACCACACATCAATTTGCGATCCCATAGGATCATTGTTAAACACTTCCTTAAGGACGAGGATGTGTCCAACCTGTTGCGAGGTACTAAGTCAGCAACTAGATTGGACATAGGCCGTGAGAGGGAGAATGGCAATGTTGTGGCTCAGACCACACTGAGTTCTAATGTGTTGGAGTATACCGGCAAGGTTACTGCAAATGATGGGAGCTCTTTGACCGGGCTTTTGCGATACGAGATGCAGACCAAGAGTGGAGATTGTGGTGGTGTGCTCATGCTTTCTGAAAACCGATATTACGGTGGTAAGTGTATACTTGGCCTTCATGTCGCTGGGAAGTCGGACATTTTCACACGAAGTGGATATGCAACTATCCTCACATATGAGTCTGTACGAGATGTATGGCTCTCATTGTGCGGTGAGGATGCACCAAAGAAGGAGGTGTTTGATATGGTGGATGAAGTATACGGAGAAGACTTTGTTCAATTGGAGTCTAAACTTGCAGAGCAAGGGTTAATCGGTGGTTCGATTTCTTACATAGGACCAGCGAAGGAACCCGTGCCCATTGCAACGAAGACCGCAATTAAGAGGTCCATAATGCATGGTGATGCTCCTTTTGGCCCGTGTCCTGTAGCTCCGGCAGTCTTGCACCCAGTGATCAAGGGGGACGAGATGGTCTATCCTATGGCGAAGGCGGTTGAAGCATACAAGAGTGAGTTGCTTGTCAAGGATCCTATTTCCCTCGAGATAGCTGCTGGGATGGCGTTTGAGCCCTTATTTGATGTTACCAAAGGAATGTGCGCGGATGTGCTTACCTTTGAAGAGGCAGTGGACAAGGTACCCGAGGGTATGAAGCTTAAACGCATTAATGCCAAGACGAGTCCGGGATACAAGTACAAGAAGTACGTGACACCACAATGGCCAGGTAAAACCAGATGGCTTGGCAAGGATGGTGTCACCAATATGGATTCACCTGAGATTGCCGAGTTGCGCGCCGATGTTATGCGAATACTCGATAGTGCAGCAGAAGGGAGACGGGAGGTGCATGTGTGTCTGGACTTCCTTAAGGATGAGCTAAGGCCCTTGGAGAAAGTTGAGGGTGTCAAGACTCGGATGATATCGGGCACAGAGTTGGATTACACCGTGGCGGTCAGGATGTATTTTGGATCATTCTGTGCCGCTATGTTAGCCAATCCCGTTTTATGTGGTATGGCACCCGGTATAAATCATTATACCCAGTGGGGTGTTTTGGCCGATAAATTGCTCTCAAAGGGAGGTAAGGTGTTTGATGGTGATTTCTCCCGCTTTGATGCCAGCGAGCAGCCTTGGGTTCATGATGCCATATTGAGCGTTATACAACGATGGTATGCACGCTCTCCCAATTGGAGTGCACTCGATGATGACATCCGTGCTTTGCTTTGGCAAGATTTGACACACTCGATACATATTACTGGGCCAGGATGCATGGCGTCACATCTTGTGCAATGGCACAAGTCTTTGCCCAGTGGTCACCCTTTGACAACAGTGGTCAATTCCATGTATTCATTGCTCACTCTGACAGCGTGCTACATTCACCTCACGGGAGACACATGTGATATGTGGAAACATGTTTTTATCAACACATTTGGTGATGATAATGTCAGTGGTGTCGATGATGAGGTGTGTGAGATGTTTAACCAGGTCACGGTGGCTAAGGCAATGGGGGACCTCTTTGGACTCACATACACTGCTGGAGTTAAGGATGGTGAGTTGGTCCCTTACACGGACATATACCATGTGACTTTCCTTAAGAGGAGATTTGTTCACGATGATATAGGAGAGGAGGCTGTTATAGGGGGAGCTCCTTATTTGGGCTGGGTTGGACCCTTGGCCAAGGAGAGT